ATATTATGTAAGGGAGATATATGAGTGCATTAGATAAGCAAGTTGGTGGTAAGCATTACAAACAATTTAAAATTCAACCAATTCAATATATTACAGCAAACAACATACCCTATATTGAAGGTAACATTATCAAATACATCAGTAGATGGAGAGATAAGGGAGGCATAGATGATCTTGATAAGGTCATTCATTACGTAGAACTACTTAAGGAGACAGAAGTTGGCAAGTCAAAACGAACATACGGGTGCAAGGCTCGTGTCCAAGCCGCTATCAAAGGATGGTCAAGACAATTGGGATCTAATATTCGGAAAAAGAATAAAGGAACAGAAGCTAACAGTGGAGGATATGGCCCCGGATACACAGGAGGAGTCAACTTCTAGAATTGATATTATAGGACAGAATGGCAACGATGGCGATCATTATGGTCGGTCATCAGAAAGTTAATTATGCAACGTACTTTCCAAGAACTATGTGAAGATCTTAAAAAATTCGATGAGACTACTCTATTAGAATTGTTAGACATATCGTCTGATGAATTAGTAGATAAGTTTCAGGATAAAATAGAAGAAAATCTAGATAGACTATTGAAAGAAACAGATAACGAATTAGAGGAATATGATACTTATGAGTAGTTTACCAAGTGTATATCAAGAAGTAATAGCAATGAGCAGATATGCTAGATATCTTCCAGATCAAAAACGTAGAGAAAACTGGGAAGAGACTGTAACAAGATTAATAACCTACCTTAAAACTAAAGTAGAATTAATTGATGATGAATGGACAGACCTATACAATGCTGTCCTAAAGCTAGAAGTAATGCCTTCTATGCGTTTATTAATGACTGCTGGAGAGGCTTGTGAAAGAGATAATATCGCTGCTTATAACTGTAGTTACCTTGCTGTTAACAATAAGCGTGCTTTTAGTGAAGCTCTATATATACTCATGAACGGTACAGGAGTAGGATTCTCTTGTGAACGTCAAGAGATTTCTAAACTTCCTGAAGTACCTAATCAATTAAACTATGTTGATGACATCATCGTAGTTGAAGATAGTAAACTAGGTTGGGCTAAAGCCTTTAAGAAACTTCTATCTTCTTTATGGGAAGGTGATATCCCTACATTTGACTTTAGTAAAGTCCGTCCTGCTGGAGCAAGACTTAAAGTATTTGGAGGTCGTGCCTCTGGTCCTGAACCTCTTAAGAAACTATTTGACTTTGTTGTCGAAACTTTTAAAGGTGCAGTAGGTCGTAAATTAACATCAATTGAAGTACACGATATTATGTGTATGATAGGTGAGATTGTAGTAGTAGGAGGAGTAAGACGTTCAGCTCTTATTTCTCTTTCTAATCTTACTGATAAACGTATGAGAGAAGCTAAAACAGGAGCGTGGTATAATGATCATTCACATAGAGGCCTTGCCAATAACAGTGTCGCCTACACAGAAAAACCCGATAGTGAAACTTTCATGGAAGAGTGGCTCAGTTTGGTTAAGTCTAAATCAGGTGAACGAGGAATCTTTAATCGTATTGCTGCTCAGAATCAAGCAGCTAAGTGGGGAAGACGAGATCCGACTCTCAGCTACGGAACGAATCCATGCTCAGAAATTATCCTTCGTGATAAAGAATTCTGCAATCTTACGGAAGTGGTTGTACGGGAAGATGATACCAGAGCTACCCTTATCCATAAGGTCAGACTTGCTACCATTCTCGGAACTATCCAATCAACCCTAACTAACTTTCAGTTTTTATCTTCTGAATGGAAAAAGAATACTGAAGAAGAAAGATTACTTGGTGTTAGTTTAACAGGCATCATGGATGCTAAGATTACTAATAACCCTGACCCTAAACTATTAGAGGAACTAAGAGATGTCGCTAGGAAAACGAATGAGCAATATTCTGAGAAGTTTGGAATTTCGGTTTCTACTTCTATTACTTGTGTTAAGCCATCTGGTACTGTCAGTCAGTTGGTGGATAGTGCTAGTGGTATACACGCTCGTCACAATAACTACTATATTAGACGTATCCGTATGGATAAAAAGGATCCGATCTACGATTACCTCAAAGAAATGGGAGTCCAAGTAGAAGACGAAGTATTCCGTCCTGATAGTACCGCAGTATTTAGTTTCCCTATGAAAGCCCCTAAAGGAGCTGTTCTTAGAAACGATAAGACTGCTATAGAACAACTAGAACTTTGGTTAATCTATCAACGTCACTGGTGTGAACATAAACCATCTGTAACTATCTCAGTTAAAGATGAAGAGTGGCCTGAAGTAGGTGCTTGGGTATGGAAACATTTTGATGAGATTAGTGGTGTATCTTTCTTACCTTATTCTAATCATAGTTATCAACAAGCTCCCTATGAGGATTGTACTGAAGAACAATACAAGGAACTTTTAGCTAAGACTCCAAGTCGTATTGACTGGACTGACTTCTTAGAAGTTGAAGATAATACAACAGGGCAACAAACATTAGCTTGTACAGCTGGAAATTGCGAGATATAATATGTTAGTAAATTTTGAAGCTATTGGAGGTGTAAGTCTAGGATTTGAATTCATTTCAGATGAATACTTTAATTATGTACTTATTGACTTACTTGTATTTAGAATACAGTTGTCTATGGAGAAACAACAGTGAGAATTTGTATTCTAGGTAGTAGAAGTATTGACCAAGCAGAAAAGGTCATACCTATCATAGATAAATTCTTTAAAGATCACGTCTCTGGTTCCCCTGTCATTTTATCTGGGGGAGCCAAAGGTGTAGATCAAATTACTAAAGCCTATGCTAAAGCTAAAGGAATTAAGTTAGTAGAGTTCCTACCCTATCATTTACTAGATAAGAATGTATCGTTTAGTAGTAAGTACTTCTTCATTCGTAATAAACAAATGATAGATAATGCTGATAAAGTATTAGTGTTTTGGGATGGTAAAAGTAAAGGAACTGAGTATGGTATTAAATACTCTCAGAAAAAAGAAATACCTGTGATGGTTATAAAAGGAATTAACTAATCAGCAAAAGGACTTTTCCCTGCTTTTATTCGTTCTCTAGCATGTTTAATTGCTTTTGCACGAATAGAGTCAGGGATTTTTCCATTTTTAAGATCTAAGTTTTTAAGTTGATCTATCTCTTCTTGAGTTAAAGTAGGAACAATTAGTGGATAAAACATACCATCAGATTCTTCAGATACCTCTGTCATAACAGAACCATCTTTACGTAGTATAGGTCCTAGCCAACCATTACCTTTACTAGTACCATCTTCTCTAGGACCATACCCATTTTTATAAAACTTAGCCTCACCAGAGTCAATAGCTTGTTTAGTGAGTCTAACCATATCTTCTCGAGTCTTAGCTTGTCCAGCTATTCTTCTGCCAATAGCATCGTTATGATAATCCATCTTCTTTTCGTAGTCAGGTTGATCAAATATTTCTGAGTTTTCATGAAGAAATGATATGGCTATAGCAGGAAACTCTCCTACATTTTTAGCAGTTTGAGCAGAATAAAGAATATGACGCATAGCATCTCCTCTTTGATTATGCTCTTCTGCTTTTCCATAAGTTTTTAAAGCTTCCTCTTCGGCAAATTTTTTATATTCACCATCAGGTAATGCTTTAGGAATATTAACAATAGAATCTAAGATACTATCAAAACTTAGTTTCACTTATTCATTACCTTCTCAATGTAATCCCTAGTTTCTTTAGGTAGATTATTTTTCCAGTTAGGACCATGTTTTGTCAAATGGTTTTTAAATGCAACGGGACCCCAGTTATAAGCTGCTAAAGCTTTTTCTGTATCTCCGTCAAACTGTATCAGTAATGCTTTAAAGTAGTCTCTAGAGAATCGAATATATTCTTTCTCTGTATCATTTTGTAGAGGTTGAACACCATATCCAGGATCTTCTCCTGTCGTTGGCATAACTCCTGTAATACCTAGAGCTCCTTTATTAGATCTAAGTAACTTGCCTGTTTTAGGATCTATGTGTACTCCACCAGATTCTACTTGCTCAAGTTTAGGCATAACTACTCTATCTATTTCTCCTGCATTCGCTTCAGTAATAAACTTAGGGATCTTAAAGCTTATTACTTTAGTCTCAGGCACTACATTTGTATTCTCCTGTTGAGGTATTTCTTTTTTAGCAAACTCATCCAAAGTGTCGCCACTATTAATAGACTGATTACTAGTTTCTTCATTTTTACTTCCTCCTCTTAAAAGCTGTAACGTTTCTTTATAAGCGTCCGCTACAGAATTAAATTCAGGTGATCCTTTTTTATCAGCGTTCTTAACTATCCAGTCAGCGTATTGATTAGCTAAACTATTATTATCCATTTTAAATACCTAGTATATCGTTAGCCTTCTTTTGAGTTTCTGAAGGTGTAAAGGTAGGCTCTGCTGGTTTTTGATTACCAGAAGCTAGGTTACTAAACATAGGACCATAGTATTGTTGAATAAATTTATCAGAAATTGCTTGTGTTGTAGTATTATGAACAGTAGCATAAGCTTTCATACTATTATTAATACGAGATACAATAACACTATTAAACTTAGTAATATATTGTTGTTGTAATGCTTCATTAGTTACTTTTAAACTAGGATCTTTTCTAGCAATTAAAGTACCATCAGGATTCATACTAAGGATAACTCCATCTGGTTTACCTCTTAAGTTTTGAATTTCTTTATTAACTTTATCAGCATAAGTAATAATTGATTGATCTATTTCACTCTTAAATGCATCAGTAAAAGGTAGACCTTTAGATCTAATTTGAGACTCACCTAAGTTTTGATATACCTTATCATGAGCATAAAGAGCTTGTTTTGGATCTTCTGATTCATTAGCATGCTTAGTAAATAAACGTAATACGTTTTCATAGTTCTTAACTTTTTCTTGATAGAGGCTAGTATTAGTATCTAAATCTTTTCCTTGAGAATCTTTAAGAAGAGTATCATGAGCAGATTCTAATAGTAAGTCTGCTTCTACTTTAGTAGTACCAACTTTAGTACTAAATACACGTCTCATTGTATCAGGATTTACATTTAAAATATGAATTGTATTTGATTGTGTAAAAGCTGAAGCTAACATAACCATATCTTTTTGGAATTGTGTTATCATATTTTGAGGCATAGCATTAGGCATTTTACCAGAAATCTCTGCTAAGAATCTCATCTCAGTAGTATTAACTACGTTATTTAATCCTATTTCTTGTTTAGCTTTAATAATACCCATTTGATTTTCTAAGAAATCTTTCATCTCTTTACCATTCTTGATACTCTTATAGTTTTCTTGAAGGTGTTGAGTAATACTATTAAAGTCATCCTTAATATAAGATAAATCTTTATCGTTATTCCATCTACCTAATAGGGTAACTAAATCTTGTTTTCTATCTATAAGATAAGCATCAGCAGATTTTATTTTTTGATTTATATCTAAATTAGGATCATCCCAAATCTTTCCAAGTTCAATTTGAGACTTAAGAAGTAATCCTTCAAAAGCTTTTCTATGAGTACCACTATTTAAAATATCTTCTTTTGTAATTTTATTTCTTACGTCAGCAATATTATATAAATTCTGAGCAGCCTCAAATTCACCAATCTTACCTCGTTTTTCATTAATCTCAAAATTAACTGCATTACGATTAATTGATCCATCTAGATTTTTAAATTTAGCATCATTTAAATTAATGTGATATGTGTTCACATCACGTTCCATTTGTTGTCTGGCTTCTTTCTCAGCTTGAATGATATCATTATAAATCTTTGTATCATTTGCCATGATTTGAGAGATGCCAAGCATATCTTTAGTTTGAGCAGCATGAGAGATAATCTCATTTCTGAAAGCAGGATTAGCTGCAACTTTTTCTCTAGTAAGTTGATCTAAACGAGTCTCTAATTCTAATGGAGTAATTGTACCTTGATCACGAGCTTTAGATAGTTTAGCCCTAGCTTCATCTAAGTCTGCCGTAATACGTTGGATATTAGTATCCATTGTAGGAGTCTTAAGCTGATCCTCAAAATTCTTAATTTGTTTGTTTAATAGGTTTTGATAGGTAGGACTTTGACTATAGTAATCATTAATAGCTTTCTCGTAGTCAGCATCAATTTCGTTTAGGGTAACTCCCTTTTTATATTTACCAAAAACATCCAGCATGTTTTTAGCAGTATCACCTGCATCAGACATAGCCTGAGCATGGACTAATCCTGATCTATCAACAGGGATACCAAAGTTAATACTTACTGGGTCCATTGGACTATAGAAAGAGTTGTTTGCCATTATTGTTTTCCTTTATATATATCAATTGCTTCTTGTATATTTTGTTTTTGTTCTGGAGTATACTTATTACCAGAAGATCTTAAACTATCTTCTAACCATCGAGCATGACTATCCATTTCTTCAGTATGCATTTGTCTATAGTGTTCATAAAAATATTTAAGAATAGAATTTTTGTAAGTAAATTGAGAGTAATGGTCTATTTTTTGGAACTCTCTATCAAAAGCATCTACTTCATCTTGTCTCCATTTACCACTATCAATCATTGCTGATTTAAAGGTACTTAAAAGATCTATTTTAGATCTCATTACATTAATATCATTAGGATCAGAATTTTTATATACATCCATGTAATACTTATGCCAACCTTTAGCTAAATCTTGAATAGCTTTTTTACGATCAGTCTGTTTCATTAACTCTTCAATCATAGCATGCTCATCTGCATGAGGCATACCAAAGAACTTACCTAAAGCATCTGCATGAGACATATTAAGTTCTAATTTATTACCATTTTTATCTTCTATATCTCCTAATGTCCAAGCTACTACAGCTTTAGTAGCATTGTCAACACCTTTAATTACACTTACTAAGTCTACCATTAATTTTTTATAAGCTAAATCTTTTTCAGCTTCAGTAGCAAATTTTCTAACACTAAAGAAATTATTTAATGCTTCAAATGTATCATAAATTACTGCAACACCTCCTGATAGAGGAAATCTAGGAGCAGTAGCATGATCTTTATCAATACCATAATACATATTAGTTAAAGCATCTACTAAATGTAAATCAGTAGAACTTAATTGACTCGCAAAATCAATATCAGAGAATTTAGAATTAGTTGCCATTCTAGCAACAGAATTTACTATTTTATTATAAGAACCTCTAGCAATTCCTTGTAAATGTTTTCTAGTCTCTGGATCATCTACATTTGCTATTAACATATTAGTAAAAAGCATTAAACCTGGTACAGCATAAGCTCCCCATAAACCAAATTTAACGCCTGCCCATCTAGCTACTTGAGGAGGTGTAAGCATATTAGAATCTTTAACTATAAAGCTTGAAACAGATTTAAAGTTATTTGCAGCAAATTGAAGAATAAAAGAGGCCATTCCTTTAGTTTGCCAATCAAGGGCTCCTTGATGAGACATACCTCCAGAAAGTCTCCAAGATTCCCACATTAAATGTTCTCTTGTAGCAGGCAACATCCAGGATGTATTTGGATTAGCCTTTTTCCAAGCATGAACTGCAAATACATAAAGGTTAAGTCTATTCCAAAGTTCTGCTGGACTAAAGCCAATTGCTCTACCTAATCTTGGAAAAGCTGTAGCTAATTTACTAATAGTTCCAGTAACTTTTTCTAAATTAGTAGGATCTAGTTTAGAAGTTTTATCAGAAAATACATCTTTAACTAATAAGTTTAGATTAGCAACAGGAATTAAAGTTTTAAAATCTTCTACAAAAGTTTTAAACTCACCTTCTGATAAACTATTTTCAACAGCTTTATAAAAACCTTTTACAAATGGAATCTTATTTCCAAATTTTGCTTCATGTACAATTGTACTAATTACAGCAGAAGCAACCATTACTTGTTGTACTGCAGTTTTTACATCTAACCCTAGAGCTCTATACGCAAGAGCCTCTGGTAATCCTTGTGTAGTTTGAATAAACCATTGCTTAGGAGGATTAAGAGCAATCATAACTGTTGAGGTAAAATGCCTTAATGCTCTTGCTGGAGCAAGTCCTTTATTGCCAGACTCTCTAAGAATACTTGCTGATATAGGACTCTTTTCTATTATATCAGATATATTATGTAAGAGTGAATGATAGAACTCATCCAAACCATCCCACTCTCCTAGGAGTTCCATATTTTGTTTATAGTTAAACAAATTAACTGCTTTACTATAAGTTAATAGTTCTTCCTCTGACATATTAGGATTTTTAATTATGTCAGTAACTCTTTCAGGAAAGGAACCACTTGGAACCATATGTCCATATTCTTTCATGAATTGTTTTTCAATCGCATAATCAATATCTTTTTTAGCAAAAGATTTAACTGCATGTTTATAACTTTCAACTGCTGCTAATAAAGGTTCTTCAATAGGTGGACGAACACCATGAAGACCAACTAGAGGTTGTCCTCTCATTTTAGCACGAGCTAAATTTTCTTTATGTAAAGCTGCAGCTTCTTTAAAATCTTTAAGAGAAGCTTGTACAGGTCTTTCTAGAACTTTGTAATCGGGAAATCTATCTTCCAACTCTAGTTTAAGAGCTTTTAATTCTTTTTTAGTTTGAGCTATACCAACAGCTTTTCTATATTGAAGTCTAGTAGCATGTCCACTTAGATCATCTGGAATACGTCTACCATCAATAACTAGTTCTTTAGGTTCAATCATAACAATGAAATGACCCTTATTTAAAATAGGAGCATGTCCAGGAATCTTAGGAAGAACTTGTGTAGGTAATGATTTTCTAACTCTAACCTTATCTCCTACTAAAGCTGTAGTAAATATTTGAGTAACTCTTCCTTCACCCGTAGGTAGTAAGTTTCCATTTTCATCAGGTTCAAATTTTGAATAGGTTTGAACTACCTCTATAGGTTTTTCTAATTGAACAAGTTGTCGTCCATCTCTATCAAAATGACCATCATATTTTTCTGTATCTAAATTACCACGATTAAAAGAAACTACTTGTTTAGTATCTAAATCATAAACATAAGTTGGTACTTTACCATCAGGAGTTGCTATATCAAAATGAGTTTTAACTGCTCCAAGATATTTTTTACCTCTATAGATACTAGAAGTAAAACCTCTTTCAGTAAGATCATAACGTTCCATAAGGTTAGTCATATTATAGAAATGATCATTTAATATTCTAAATTCAGCTAATTCAGCAAAGAGTTCTTCTCTTGCTTTTAAATTTAAGTCAGGAAAAAGACGTTGAATTTGAGTAATAGGAATTAAATCAAGACCTTTATCATTAGCATAGATTATTAATTTATTTAATTCTTTACCATGCTTACTTTGTGAAACAATATTTTGAGCTTCTGCTACAGATTTAGAAGATATAAACGCTGCTTTTTCTGCTGCTCGAGCATATCCTTTTTGTACAAATGGTGGGAATTTAGCAGTCCAAAATAGATTAGCAGCTGCTCTTGGTAAATTAGCAAGTTTAGTTACATCAAGTCCACCTACCCATTTGTGTAGTTCTACTTTATGATGAGCAAGACCATCCACAAAAGAAGCTAACGCATCATACTTTTTATGGAAATCCCATTGAATAGCTAACTCATGAGCTTCACTTGGAGCACGCTCATAGACTTTACCTTTGTCTACATAAGATAGAGGTAAGAATAATTCTTTTTCAGGATCTCTTGAAAAACGTTGAACAATAGGATTAGCATTAGTTACTTTATAATCTTCTAGAAAACTTCTAGGAACATTTATATAAGTTACTCTACCATGACGACCAGCATCATTAGCATACCATTGTGCTACGTTAATATCAGGTGTCCACCAACGTCCTGCTGCTCTTGATTGTCCTGAAGTTTGATTTAAATCTCTTAACCAAGAAGGAGAATCAACTTTAGGTCCAGTGTATTCACCTCTATATAAAGTAACATATCCTGGAGGTGGTTCCTCAAATCCGGGAACATCATAAGCCTTCATCTTCATGAAGTCACTAAAGGTAAAGCTCTCTCCAGTTTTTTTATCAAGAACTTTTAAACTAGATTTAGCTCCTGCAGGAATATTAATATTGTTAATAATATTATTATAAGCAGTTTCTACTTGTTCTTTATTACTAAAGTAAAAATGTTCATTACGAGTAAATAAGAATGATCCAGTTAATTCAAGATTAGTTTGATTAACTAGAGAATCATTTATTCTTAGATAAGGTATATTTTGTTCATTAACAACTCTATCTATAGCTAATTTATCACCATAGTATTGATAAATATCTAAAGCGTTAGGATCAAACATACCAAAGTCTATTTGACTTTGAAGATTTTGTTCTAGTGCATTTAATCGTGAACGAAGATCAGGATTGTTTCTTATATCGCCATAACGTCTTTCTAAGGATGGTAATACAGAGCTAAAGAAAATAGAAGCTTGATTTGTTCCTACAGCTTCAGCAACATGTCCTGTTTCATCTGTAAGAGCCATCATACTTAGATCTGCTCCAACAACAGGATTAGCTTGTACAGTAACATCTAGAGCACTATGAGGTTCAATACCTAAGTCTAGAGTTTGTTGTGTAGGAGTAAGTTCATTAGTTTCTGGATTAAGTTGTACTGCGGTATTAGCAGAACGTTCTACATTAGCAGACTCAGCAGTTCTACCAATAGTAATAATATCATCTGTAATAGGATCGTAAACAATGGTAGATTCACCATCGATAATCTGTCCTTCATTAGTTAGTCCAGGACCTGCTGGTGGTGTATCTTCTGGAGGAAGAACTTCGCCTTCTCTAGGTAATCTATCTTGATAAGCTTTCTTAATAACTTTATAGCCTTTACCCAACATGTGTGGAGCAAAGAGCATAAATAAATCTGCACCAAACTCAAAGGCTTCTTTAGATATAGCACCATTAGTTTTCTTTTCAATAAACTCACCAGCTTGAGATATCTTTTCACCAACCTTATTTATACCCTTATTAATATAAGCTTCATCATATTCTTTTTTAATACCTAATTTTTTTACTTGCCAATCAATAAACTGATTAGCCCAACCAGTAAGAGCATGACCAGGAGCACCTTGCTCTTGGATTTCTTGAGTTATTTTCTTGGCTTCTTTAAAGCTAGGTTTTTCACCTACAAGAGGTTGACCTGTTACAGTAAGTCCTCTTAAAGTTAAGTTTTCTACAAAGTCAGGAGATTGATAAACTAAATGTTCAAAAGCTACAAGTTCTGCTATTGATGTTGCAGCTCTTTTTCTATTACCCTCTAAACCAAACTTAACTCCATCTAAAATAGTATCTTTTAAAAGATCTAAATTAAATTTTATATGAGCTGACTTAGCAGTAGGATTTTTAAAATCTACTTTAGTAGCTTGTGCAATAACCTTATCTTGAATCTCATTAGCAAAGTTCTCTAAAACTTTATCTTGCTTTTTATTAATAGATAACATTAACTTCGTAGGAAGTTTATCTATGTTAGCATTCTGAGCTTTAACATCATCTTTGTGAGAATCTGGATTAGATATAGCTACCTTTTCAATATACTTATCTTTTAGATCATTAGATACATAACCACCAAGAGCATATTGCTTAAGAGCTTCTACCTTTACTTTTTTATCTACAGACTGGTCTTCTAGTAAACCACCAATAACTTTTCTGGTAGATTCATCTTGTTCTTTGAGCCATTTAGATCGAGCTGCATCAATAACAGCAGACTGACCTTCTTCCATATAATTTTTAGTAGTCTCGATTGTTTCTTTAACTGGATCACTAGAACCAGGATTAACTGCAAAGAATGCCTCTTCTGTTGCGTCTTTAGGACGAATAGTAGGGGTATTCTGAGGAACCTCTGGTAGAGTAAACTCCGAGTTTAAAAGAGAATAATCTGGCTCTGTAACAAGAGTATTAAGTTCCATGTTAGCCTATAGAAGAAAAGGGACTAGCTGTAAAACTGCTTCCTGAGAAACCACTAGCACTCTTTTTAGTAGTACTAGATTTACCAAACATCGTTCCAGCACTCATAAGCATATTAGGAATACCACCCATAGATTTCCAGAATTGAGCATCAGCTTGTGCCTGATATTGTTCTGTTTGAGCTTGACCTATTGCTGTAGCAAATCCAAGTTTTGTATTAATGTTAGAAATATTTTCAATAGCTGTTGAACCAATACTACCAATAGATCCCTCAACAACAGATGAACCTGTAGCACCTACATTAGCTGCAGTAGTTGTAACATTAGCACGTCTAATTCTAGCTTCTCGTTCTTGTTGAAGTCTAGCTTTAGCAGCTTCAGCTTCATTTTGACGTCTTTGAAGATCAGCTTGTTTTTGAATCGCATCACTCATATTATCTCTAGAATCTTGTTCCTGTAAAAAACTATATCCTTGAAAAGCTAATTGAGCTGCAATAAACCAAGGGTTAGCCGTAATAGCACTAAACACATCACCTATTGCATCAAGAGCACCACTATATCCAATTTTTCTAGTATTTTTATGTTTCATATTATAACTCCAAATATAAAATTGCTTTTTCTTTACCTCGAGTAGTATGCACAGTATAACCAGTATAAACAAAACCAAAAAACATATTAAATTTAGCTTCTTTACCAGTATTAGCTAAACCAATTACTGAGTCAATTCCTCTATTACGTAGAGTTTGTTTAACCTTTTCAAAAACAGTTCTACATTCTCTAATTTCATCTAAACGTTGTGGTATTGTATTTCCCCATTCAGGGACTTCCATATGCAATTCCCACGCTTTTAAATACTTATTATAACTAACTGCTATGTAACCTCTATCTTCTTTATAGAGATATTCTATTCTAGTACGATCTGACATTAAACTTTAGTAGTAGCTACAGCTGATAGAGCCCATCCTAATAATTTCATATCTTTACCTGCTTCAGAAGTAATCTTTAAAGAAAGACTTTTACCTGATCCACGTAATTTATTTTTAGTAATAATTACTGCTTCACCATAATCAAAACTATCAGAAGCTCCTGTAGGTATATAGTTTCTAGTAAATCTGTACGCTTGGAATGGAGTTCCCCAGTGTCCACTAGCTGCTGAGTTTGCCCAATTCCATTGAGCTTGTACTATAGCAGAAGAAGGATTATCAATTTCTAAATTTCCATTTACAGTAGAAAAACCATCTTCTGTTCGTAAGAAATAAAAGAAGATATAGGGTACTTGTTTACGTCTCATTAAATCTGTATAACTATCATAACCTGTAACTAAATAACTAGTAAAATTAGCTCCTGTGCCACTTCCAGCTGTTTGCCAGTCAGTAAAACTTCTATTAATATATTTAGAAATAGTAAAAGATGTTCCTGCTAAAGTTAAAAAACTAAATAAAGAACTTCGATTTAATAGCACATCTTCTGTAATAACTACTGTAGCTCCACTTGTTACAATAACATCTTGAACTCCAGACGTGACTGTAGTATCTAATTGTGATACAGCAAATCCAGGAATACTAATATAGTCACAGATTGCAGGACTATTACTTGCTAAATCAGATATTGTATTAGTATAAAAAGATTTTAATGTTAAATCTAATATTAATTCTCTATTATATTTACATAAATAATTTGATGCAGAATATGTAGCAGAATCATTGTATAGCCAACGAACTCTATTTTCTTTTTCATCAAAAAAACCTTTACAGTTTGTTTTAGCTAACTCTGGTATGTTTAAGTATAAAGTTTGTATAGTTGGTAAAGATAGAGACTCAGCTTTAAATCTACCAGATATAGGATCAGGAGATAACATATAAATACCAGCGTTAGACCAGTATACAAAATTACCATTAACGTTTACAATTCCTTTTGCATTCTTAACTCCATTAGTAGATACTTTACCTACTTGGAATGAAGTAGCATTAAAACCACCTGTATCACCATAAACTTCCCAGACACCGTTTTCTGCAAATACAAGTAAAGAAGCTTTAGATGGAGATATTTTTACAATTTGTGTAGCTTCAGGAATTTGAATAGTACCACCATCAGAAGATACTAGGTCATTAATTCTAGAGTCAGTAGGATCAGCTTCCATATAGCAGAATCCAAGTTTTTCATCATTAGTTACAACAGCTGTAAAAAATAAGAAAGAACTATAACTTGGAGATCTAGCATCACCTGAAGTAACTGTTGATGTTACTCCAGAATAAAAAAGTCGTTGAGCATATGTAGCTACTGTGCTAAAAGCTCCATTCTCTTTATCTAATGGTAAACCTGAAGTTATACCAGATTTAGATAATCTACTTGTACCTCTATTAAAAGCATCAATAACAAAGTTACCTCTAGCTACATAAGAGTTTGATACTGAATTATTAAATAAAATAGGTGGGTAATAGAGTTCATAATTACCACTTGAAGGATTAGTATCTTTTCCTTGTGTCCAAGCATCTGCATTACTTGGATAAACTCCTTTTGATGCAAAAGTGTAATCTATGCAGTCAGGTTGAGAAACTACGGTACTATTATAAGCACTACTAGCAGATTGAACACTTCTTGACCAACCTTGATTTTTTAAGTTATATCTATGAGTAGTAGATAAAGTTGTAGGTCTAGTATTAACAGCAAGACCATCATCTACTCCCCAAATATCTCTAACATTAATTGGAATAGTTGTTTGTGAAACTAACTTAGTACTTACATCGTAGGTTAATAAAATAGGAATAGGTAATGTTTCAGAAACAATTACAAGTTTATTATTAATAACTGCGGTATCCATTTGAGCAGAACCTAAGTTACTAATTGTTATTGAATTACCCCCATTAAGATAGTTAGCACTAGGAGTAGTTTTTAATAAGTCAACAAACCAAAGTTTATCATTGATACGTATAATACCAATAGATACTGTTTTATCACCACCTGGAGAGGGCCAGTAGTAAAAGTCTTGTCTACTTGAAGCTAATTGAGCAGAAGTAAATCCACTAGCTTTTAATGTATATCCGCTTTCATAGTCAACACCTAGTCTTCTAGATCTTGAACCATCACGCATAAGCGCAAAGTTATCTTCATCTACAGAGGCATTTTCAGGGAAAGTTAGAGCATTAGCCTCAGTGACGAGGCCTTTAATAAAGGTCTTATAACTCTTCTCTCCACCGACAGCCATTACTCGTCCTTAGAGTCTTTAAGTTTTTTCTTTGTTTCTTTTTCTTCTATATAACGTAATACGTCTGTTTGAGCAATAAGACTATCAGTATAAAGTCCGCTTAATTGCTCTGGTAATTCTCCACCAGACGTAAACTTAACTCTAAATTGAGCAGATGTAGGGCATCTATAAATTTCTATTTCTTTTCCGTTAGGAGTTTCAAATTTCATATTCATTTTAAACACCCCAATTTTCTGTAGTAACTTTAATACCCTTATGCTTATAAATAAGAACATGCTTTTGATATTTACTGCCTTTAGTGTT